CATCTTGAAGACAAGGAAAATTAAAAATTCTCACGTTCATGTTAAGCCTCACAACGTTCATCCAAACACATCATACTGCATCCCAATGAGGATGTCAAGCAAAAAATTTACCTTTTTTTGCCTATGTTATATTTAGCGGAAAGTTTCCAGTTTTCTTTTTCTTTGTGAGGTAAGACCTTGATTTGATTCAAAGAAACACAAAAAGCTTCCGCTTTCTGTTTATTAACAATTTTTAACAATTCCCAACTTTCGAGGAGAAGGGCGATGGCATTTCTTCTTCTTATATCTGTTTCGTCTATGTCGGTCTTTTTTCCGTCCATACGAAAAAGTTCTTTAAAATGGACAATATAGTATTTGCCCCTTTTATGAAGAATATGGCAAGACTGATAAAGGGTGTTGAGCTTTTGGGAAGCTACACCAATTCTGGTCAGAGTTTCTTTGACTTTTAGAAAATCATCTGGTTCCTTAAGGGTTATTTCAAGTAAGTCGTCCAGCATTTATTAAACTCCACCGCCTTCATTTTTTCTTTTTATCTCTTCTATTTGTTCTGGCGACAGTAGCTTGATAACTTCTTTAGCTTTAGTTCGATTATACCCGAAATATTTTACCACAGCATCAAGATTCTCGTCGTCAATTTTCTTGGCCCATTTACTGAAACGTTTCTTGGGTCTGACACTATTTAGGTAAAAAGAATATTGAAGTTTGTTGTCTAGATGGTGGTTCATGTTCATCATATTCGCATACTCAATCGTATCCGTAAAATATGACAAACTTGTATTAACTATAAAAGGAAGATAATCTTTTTCGAGGGAAGGATCTTCTTCCATCAAATCTTTTTTGTTTAGTGTGATACTATTGGTAAAATCCCAAGGACTAATTCTCGCGCTCATCATGATCACCGTGTGCTGCTCTGTTTGATAACTCTAGAATCTTCTCGCATTTCGAGCAAACTCTAAGAGTCTTTTTCCCATCAGCAGCCTCAAGAATAATTTTGGCTGAATCTTTGGGCCTTCTGTCTTTGCAAATATTGCATCGTCTTAGCGAAGCAAGGATATCCATATTTATCTACTCCTTGAAAGAGCACTCAACCATAACCTCGGTCAAGAACGCAGCAACGTTGATATCAGGATTCGCCACGAATGAATGCTGGTATTGATATTTGCCAATCAAAAGAACAAGAGCGGGGATAGATTCTTTGGTGAGATAATCATCAGCCTTATCATAGAAAGAACGGAACAAAGCAATCCCGTCAATGTCTGTTTCGGTGACCCACTTTCTCATTGCGCTGAAGTTTTTGTTTTTGATAAACCCAACAAGTTGAGAAAGACTGACATCCTGTAGATTGGCCAGGATGCCAGAGTCGATTTTACCAGTAGCAGAATAAAGTTGAATTTCGTTAAGAACTCGCCTCCAATCAGGGAAAAACTTAACGATAACTCCAGCAACAGCGCCCTTTTCAGCTTCGATATTTTCTTTCTTGAGAATATCTACTACACGCTTATAGAACTGCTTTGCCAGAACATCCTTCTCTTCTTTGCTGATTTTAAAGTCAACAACAGAACAGCGAGAATGAAGAGGAGCTATGATCTTATCTTTGTAATTGCAGGTCAGAATAAACCCACAGTTCTTAGAGAACTCTTCCATGAAGTTTCGAAGAGCAGGCTGAGTTGAGTTTGTCAGATAATCGGCCTCATCAAGAATCACATACTTCCTTCCACCTGTTAGAGAAACAGAAGAAGCAAAGTTGGTGATATCAGTTCTCAGGGTATCAATGCCACCATTGAGCGATCCGTTGATGATAATATAGTCGCAACCAATCTCTTCAAGCATGGCTCTTGCGATTGTGGTTTTACCTGTACCGGAAGATCCCGCCAGAATAAGATTGGGGACTTGTTTATCATCAACGAATTTTTGGAATACACTTTTAAGTTTTTCTGGAAGAATGCAATCTTGCACTCGACGTGGGCGATATTTTTCTACAAAAAGAATATCTCTAGACATAATCATAACTCCTCATAATATAATAATCAAAAGCACAACAAATTATTTATTGAAACTTGCTGTACTTTTCCTCAGTAGCAATGAAGTATTTGACCTTTTTACCAGTGAAGCTGGCAATACCTCTGGAGCAGATAACAACATCGTAGTCATCAGAAAGCATCTTAAGATTCTCTGCTCGGAAAACTGCCTTGAATTTCATATCAGTTTTGCCGATATTGATCGTGAAGGCATCATTAGTTTTTCCTTCTGGATCGAGAGCTTTAAGCATAAGGTTAGATCCATCACCAACAACAGAGATGTTGGACAGACCAGCAACAGACATAGCCTTCACGATCTTCTGGAAGTCTTTGCTGAGCAGTTTGAATTCAACATCCTCTGAAGGAAGATTGATCGTTTTCTCTGGTGCTGCTGACGAGATTTGTTCTGGATCAGCGAAATAATATGCCAGCTGTTGCTCGTCCTCAGAGATATTCACGAACTTGTCATTGAATTCTAGATCTGGAGAGTCAAACAGAGAAAGACAACCAATAAACTTCTTAAGATCAAAGATCGCGAACTGACGATCGAACTCTTCCTCAACATTAGCAACTGCAAAAACAGCTTTTGATGGAGAGATAGTCCTGAGTTGTTTACCCTTTCGAACAAGGATAACTGGGTTGATAGAAGAGAAGTTCTCAAGAACTCCAAGGGTTTCTTTGGAAAGTTTCATAATAAAAATACTCCTATTTTTTCTTTAGTTTACTTACGTCTGCAGTTGCGGCAGCACCGATTTGGGCAAGATCAACAAGAGAACCGCCAAATATATATGAACCGACATGCTTCAGCTGCATCCATGGGCACAGCCAAACTTTCAGTCCAATCTTCCTAGACCACTGACAGAACATATAATCTTCTGACAGATAGCGTTTGGATTCAGGATCAATTGGCGTGTCGAAAAACGCCATGATCTCACGAGAACCGTCGAAATGCTCAGTTCTTACGTGATCTGGTTTATAAGATTGCTGTGGGTAAGCCTCAGCAAACTTCTCAAAAGTATTGCGTCGAATCATCATGAAGCCTGTACCAGCCTCAAGAATTTCCGCTGGTTTGGTAAGAGAAATTTCAGTCTTACCGTTAGCAGGATTGAAGACATAATCGCCAACAAATCGATCTAGGATACTAGGATCTTGATCCGCGAATCCCTTATCAACAGCTTGTTTAATTTTTTCCCAAGAGATACACTTCTTTGGATAAGGTCCGCAGAGAATATCATACTCATCGTCTTGTGGATTTTCTGATTGAAGAGCAAGAAGAGCGATAACATCGTTGGCATTGAAGCCAATGTCTGAGTCGATGAACATTAGGTGGGTGTCGCCAGACCTCATGAATTCATCGGCACAGTAGTTCCTACCTCGAGTAATCAGAGACTCATTGAATAGGAAATAAAGCCTGAGCTGAATTCCGTATTTCTGGCAGAGAGCGGAAAGGTCTGCGATTGATCGAGCAAACATTCCTGTGCATTGTCCACCATACATTGGTGTGGCCACAAAGAGTTTTCGGTTTTTAAGAGTTTCAGTAGGGACTTCGATCTTCAAAGATCCATCTTCTACATTCATTTTTGTTTGAGATTCCATAGTGATTCCTTCATTATTTGTTTATTATACTGCAACTGGTTATAAAGTCAAGTGTTTTTAGTCTTTTTTGTATTCCAATCAAATCTATCATCGAAATTCTTATAATGTTCTTTTCTTTTTTCGTATTCTGCCAAAAAGAGAAGACAACAAATGGCGTGGGAAATGTGAGATTTCCCAGTTTCAGGATCATTGTCCTCTCCAGAATTGAATTTGAAGATATGTCTCAGTGCCGCCGCAGTGAGTCTCGAATAAGCCATACCTTTGGCCCAATTGTATGGCTCATATTTTTCAGCACCGAATTTTAATATTTCGGCGACCTCAAATATAGCTTCTGCTGGTATAAGATCCATCGGCGGCTTATCTTTATCGTATTTGACCCCACCGCTCTCAATGTTAGAATTTTTCCTCAAGTACCGCTTATCAACTGGCGTCATTCAATTTTCCCATAATGAATTCTATAATTTTTTCAGAGTCTTCTTTTTTGTTGTTCTCAAAAATCACTGTGACAAATTTAAGATTGAGATTAGAAAGTATATTATTGATCTTACTTTCCCGCCCCTTCAACCAAGTTTCATCTTGATTGCTATTACGTTCTTTATATCTTTCTGATCTAATTGATTTTGACGTGGAGAGATATACCATCGTCAAATCATATTTATCGTTGCAATGATCAAGAAAAGAGGAAGTACACAATCTATCGCCCTCAAAAAGGACCACAGAATTATCATCTAAACTAGCAAGAAATTTTATGGCTTCTGGCTGAACAGCCATAGACATTTTGTCTGTTCCGCCAAAAACTTCTCCAACTTCATACTTGCCAAGAATATAGACATTATCTTTTTGATGATATGGCACAAGTTTGAAATCAGTTTTGATTTGTCGTGAAATTCCAATGCGCGCCATCAACTCATTCATCAGAGTTGATTTGCCGCTTCCTGGCTCACCAAATATAGCAATAACTTTCATGCGAAAAACATCTCCAATCCAATATCTTTTTTAACAGAATCTTTGAACATCCATTCTATCCTATCGATAGAACCATTTTTTAAATATTCACCAAACTTATTCTTGTCTATTCCTGTGCGTTTGTCAAGCTTTTTATCAATAGTTTCTTTTCGGGCTTGCCATAAGACATCCCAATCTATCCCGTTCCAACTATCAGAAGAAACAGTAGTTATCTCCTCAGCTTGTCTGTCTAGATAATATCCCAAATATCTAGAAGAATTCTCTCTGAATATTTTCTTAAAACTACAGAGACATGTTTCCATAGTAAAATAGTCTAATTGTGAGGACAACTGAGGAAATCTTTGTCTCATTTCAATTAGAATATCATCGCTCTTTGCTTGCAGCCACTGATATTCTTTCTCAGTAAGTTTATTATTTATCCAGTCTTTTTTGTTTAGAGCATAACATAAACCATTTCTATGTGATTTACTCCCAGAATAATCTGACAGCATTAGTGATGTTGGTTCTATTTTTATTCCTGCGGTATGTTTAAGATGTTGAAGATAAAACCATGTGGTATATCTCCCAAACTTGTGAAAGTTTTTATTTACAGAATTCCACAAGTTATCAAAGTTTTGCTTTTCATTGTCAGAGTATAATGATTCTAATACATCTCTTTGCAATTTGTTTCCAAAATATTTTTGGTAAGACTCAAACATAGAAGGCAAATGGCCTTTATTGTATTTTGTGTCTGTTTGATATCTAAGTCTTTTATAGTTAGTGTTGTTCCATTTTGTTATTCTGTCTAATGTAGCCAGCTCATAATCAGGAAACTCATTCTTTAACACCCATGATGTCGGAAGATAATATGTGTTACCATAAAGCCAGCAAAGCCATATTCTTTCCTCGTCATTATGCTGATATCTTTTATTAAGATAATTTGTCATCCAAACAGAAGGATCACAATCTTTATATTCTAGAGACCATGCATACCATCGAATAAAGAGTTCTCTGCTATCCATAGAATTTTTCCAAATCAGACTGTTCAGACTTAACAAACACTTCTACACATCCACCTTTGCCCTTTCTATAAACTGCTTTGTTTATGATGGGATCAGAGATAGAATAATCGCCGTTTGAAAAATTATTATCTACTATGCGAAAAATAGAAAGTTGGCTATTTGATTTCTGTTTACCTTGAAAAACAAATCCACACTTTTCATAAAACAAAACAGCATCTGGCTCAGCCGAGACTCTAAAATATTCTACATTTGCATCAACTGCTTGTTGCAAAGCCCATTGACAGAGTTTCTTCCCAACACCTGATCCTCTGTGTTTGTGGAACGTATGAAGCAATTGAAGATTCATTATCTTTGGGGTATTCTTAGATACAGTTGTGATTATAGCACCACAAAGATCTTCTTCAAGCCACAACCCATAACAGTTATTCCAGATATCTTGCATGTTCGCTTTAGCAACAAAGGTTTTTGCAAATCTATCTTCTTTTTTATCTGTGATATGAAAAACGAATTCTTCCTTCGAAGTTTTACGCAGCTTCATGGAATTCGCGTTTTTTCTCTCCTCGAGATTTGTCATATTTTGTTTTAATCCAACCTTCATATTCTAGATTATCCCAATTGAATTCTGGAAACTTAAAATCATTTTCTTCTAAGATTTTCCAAACATCTGGGCCATTGTTCAGAGCAGCATCAATAAACTTCTCAACAAACTTGAATTGAGATTCAATTTCATTTTGTTTGGTCGTTGAACGGAAACATCTAAACTCGATAGTTCCAGTGTGTTTCATACAGTATGTGTTTATGGCATATCTAAATGGTCTACCCATTGAAACGCCATCTTTACCAGCGCATTGTAGTCTGATGAAATCTTCGAAATTGTTTGCCAAATTGATTATGTTTTCACACATATAATCAGGCATCTCTCTGCCGCCATCAAACTTCAGATATGTGGTGGCGTTCTTGAGTTTTTTCATCCCGTAACCATCATAGAATTTGTAACAAGCTGCGATGGTTTCTGTTTGATTCCTTCGAATATATTTAGTTAGTCTTTTGAGAGCATCAATATCATTCTTCAATCCTGGCACAAACACATGCAAGTGGCCATGATTGACGCAGGAGGCTGAAGGTTGATTGTCATTTTTGATGAAAAAATCATACAACTGCATAATTCTATCAACTTGATCTTGCCAAGTTTTGGTGGGTTTTGTGTTTATTTCTCCGCCAAAAGGAGGCTCTAGACCAAGAGGATCACAGGCAACATATTTGTACGGATCTCTGATATTCACAATATCAGTTTCAGCATATTCCCATTTTCCTAGATGTTCGGGGATTTGTAGTCTACGATCAATATCACCCCACTCAATCTCATAACCCCAAGTAAAATTCTTTGGATCATAATTCATATTGTAAATCTTTCCTGTTTGTGGAAATTAGTTCTTCATCAAGTTTAAATCTCTCAGCATCAATACTATAAACCGTATTCATCTCACAGTCAAACGTTATTAAAATTTCTTTTCCAGTTTTGGCTCTTTCTATTATATCTCTGGTTGAAGAAACAACAATACCATTATGAAAAACAGCCACACTAAGTGGTCTCTTTGCATTTCTGTAAAAACAAAGTTTTTTATTGCGATACAATTCACAAACAGCCATTGAAGCGTCAGGCCAAGCGACCAAAGGTTTTCTATCTTGTTGTAGAGATTTTAGTATAAACTCTGAATCATTTTTGGTTTCGCAGACAATATCATAAATGGCTTTCCAGTTATCTGGATTTTCTTGTGTGATAACTCCATTGTGAACAATAGAAATATCATCATCGCTTATTGGTTGGTTGTATTCGAGATCAGAAGTTGAATATCGGCAGTGACCTATCATGTATAGATTGCCATCCCCATTGATGAATTGATCTTCAAAATCAATATCTTTGAAAAATTCATCTGATGGAATTGGCTTTTTGATTGTTATGATTTCATTGCTCTGTATATAAGAAATACCAGTAGCGTGCATTCCTCTTATTTTAGATTGTATGAAAACATTTTTCACATATTCTAGTTGCACCTTTGATGGGCGATCGAAAAAACCGCCAATAACAGAACACATAATATAAAATCCTATTTTATTTTCTACGCTGGGCTTTATGCCATTCGCGATTTGCTCGAATTTCTCTTTGTCTTTGTTCCCAGTCTTTTTTATCTTCAGGACCAGGCAAACTATCTATATGTCGCTGTAAAGCATCGACCATTCTAGAATATAAAGATTTTTGTCTCATAAGAAACTCCGAAATAAGGAATACCTAATATTTATCTATGTGAAAAAATCAACAAGAGAAGAAGCGAAAGCGTCAGGATGATATTTGCGTAGTTCTGTTTCTCCAAGTTTATTTGTCAGATAATCATACCATTCTTTTTCATCCCACATCGAAGGCGAGATTCCATTCCACAATGGCCTCTGCAGAGGATGATCTTTATTTTTTCTTCGATCCTCTACATATTGTTCTCTTGCCCTCTCATATTCCCAAGATCCAAGCTCCAACATCTTTTCTCGGAAATAACAGACAATAGAAACTCTTTCTGCTTCTGGGAAATTAAGTTTGATCTCAGTATTACCATGAATGATTTCATGATTGTTTACTAGAAGAAGATCTCCTGGGCGAACATCAACAGCGATTCGATATTCAGGGAAAATCAGATATCCACCTGTGTATTCTCCGTCTCCGAGAGTAAGAAGATTTGAAAGACCGTCTTGAAAATCTCCAGCGTCACGATGCGCGGCAGTCCTGAAACTTTTGTTCACTGTGATTGTGGTGAATACTGTTTCAGGAACAAGAAACCTGCTATCAATTTTATCACAAGCAGCCTTTTGATTGCCCCAGCGCCAAGGCATCAAATCTTTATAACCCTGATTGAGTTTTTGTAGGAACGGAAAAGCTTTGGCAAATTTTTCTGGATTATCACGAGTGTATGATGTCGCTCTTCCGAAAGGAATTCGAGGATATCTATCGTACCAGCCAGCAACGCCAGAGTATACTGATTTTGCATAATTTGTGAAAGATATCCATTTGGTAGCAATCTCAGTAGCTTCAGCAATTTGTTTTTGTCTGGGGAGTTTTTGGACCTCATCAACCCAAACATCAAACCAGCCATGATACTCAGGATATCGTTTTGTGACCTGAGATCTCAGCCAAACAGTTCCGCGTGTCTCATCAGATTTGCTTTTGTTTTTTGCATATTTTTGTTTGATTGAAGAAATATCTTCTTTGTCAAATAAAGAACTGCGCTCATTCATAAAGAAATCTAGAACTTCAAGCTCATAATCAGTGACCCAATCTCTTCCGCCTCGACCATCGACACTGAGAGTCGGACCTCTTGGGCCAGCAGCTAGACCACGATTCTGTGATTCAGTTGCAGCTTCGCGCAGACCCTCGTATGCGTCTCTTTGCATTTTCTTATTGAAATAATTCTTGCGGAATTTAAATGCTACTCTGGCTTCAGACTTTCCTGTGGGGCAGTCTGAGCAATTTTTATCACATTGCATTTGAGTAGCAAGGTCACAATCAGGAGGCATGAAGCAATCAGTATCTTCTTGTACAAGTATATCATAGTGGCTCTCATCTAAATATTGCCCCAGCAAATGTTCGCAGTCATGTTTCTCTTTGGCTACTATAACCTTAACCATCATACAATCCTTTGATTCTCTTCTTTAATTTGTTTGCGTCTTTTCTTGGCGGTCTCAATATGAAATTTATTTGCTTTTTGCAGATAGGTAATTCCATTAAGATGGTCCAACTCGTGAAGGAAACAGCGCGCAGTTATA